TGCAATGCAGTATCAAGCGGCTCTTCAGTTAGCCGGTACAGCACCTCAGTTGTACGACCTACCGAAGCTTCATCGACAGATGATTGATGTCTTAGGCATTGAGGATGCTGACCAGATCGTGCCGCTGGAGGATGAAGTCCCAGCAAGAGATCCAGTCACTGAAAATATGAATCTTATCCTTGGTGATCCTGTCAAAGCTTTCATGTGGCAGGATCACGAGGCGCACATCCAAGCTCACCTCTCCGCAGTGCAGGAGCCTAGACTGGCAGAGCTTCTTGCTATGGCACCAGACGCGGCGACTAAGCAGGCTGCTTTGTCGGCCCATGTTTCTGAGCATCTCGCATTTCAATATCGAAACGAAATACAGGATCAAATCGGCGTTCCCCTTCCTCCGCCCGATGAGCCGCTTCCTGACGATGTCGAGGTGGAGTTGTCGAAACTCGTTGCTCAGGCGTCCGAGAGATTGCTACAGGAGTCGATGGCAAACCAAGCGCAGCAGCAAGCCCAAGAGCAAGCGCAGGATCCAGTTATCCAAATGCAGATGCGTGAGCTTCAGCTCAAAGAGCAAGACATTATGTCTAGAGTTCAAGAGCGTCAGGCTCGCTTGGAGCTGGATGCAGCCAAGGCTCAGTCGAGGGATAGTGTCGAACGACAACGCATCGAGACGAATGCGCTCAAGGAAGAAGACAAGATTGAAGCGCAGGTCTTCTCTGATGTTCTCAAGGCTGCAACTGACGAAAAGAAGATTGACTCCCGAGAGATCCTAGAGGGAGTCAAACTAGGTATAGACACAGTCAAGAATAATGGAGAGGAATCTTAGTGCCTACGTTTGACGAGGTCTTCCTTAGTTCACTGGAGGACATCAAGCAAAGTCACGAGGAGGCCGTTATCGCTGGTTCGGTGAAGACGATGGAGGAGTACAAGCATATTTGCGGTTTCCTTCGTGGTCTCGATACAGCAATGGCTGAGTACAAGAGACTCGTGTCTCGCGTTGAAGGAGATGATTCGCTCTAGTGAGCGCATAGGGTTTACTGGAGTTCCCTTAAAACTCCTGCAAAAAAGGTGGTCAAAGTGACTGAAGCAATTCAGTACAGCAATGTGATGCCGGAAGAGATCGAGGGAGATCGTGCCTCGCAGTTGCCGGAGCCTAGTGGGTTCCGTCTATTAGTTGCTCTACCGAGTGTCGAGGAAACAACAGAAGGTGGTCTTTACATTCCCGATGAACGACGAGATGCTGAATCCGTCGCAAGTGTTGTTGGGTTTGTCTTAAAGGCTGGGCCGGATGCTTATGCAGATAAGAGCCGGTTCCCGAATGGACCGTGGTGTAACGAAGGTGATTGGATCGTGATGCGTGCTTATTCAGGTACGCGACTTCGTATCCACGGCAAGGAGTTCAGGGTCATCAATGATGACTCCGTTGAAGCGGTTGTGCAGGATCCGCGAGGAGTTGTCAGAGCATGAGTGAAGCAGAGCTTGGTGACTTGATGGGAAATGCTTTGACTGAGCCAATTGTTGATGTTCAGTCGAGTGACGATTTTGATGTAGAGATTGTTGATGATCGACCCGATGAAGATCAAGTTGCCCCTCGCGACGAATCTGTTGACGAGGCTGGTTACGATGAGGTTCAGGAGTACAGCGGAAGAGCTGGGAAGAGAATTAACAAACTCAAGTATGAGTTCCATGAAGAGCGGAGGAATAAAGAATCTGCTGAGAGGATGAGAGAGGAGGCGGTTCGCTATGCCGATAATATGCATCGGCAAAACGAAGAGCTTCGTCAGGTATTAGGTCAGGGTGAAAACCTTCTGCTTCAGCAAATGAAGCAAGCTAATGAGGCTCAACTCGCTCAGGCTCGTAGTACATACAAGAACGCTTACGAGGAAGGCAACACGGACAAGTTGTTGCAAGCGCAAGAATCTTTGATGCGCGCGCAGAGAGAGCAAGAGTTCGTCGAATCTAATCAGGGTGTTGTCCCTGATCATTTGCGACAGCCCTCCCCGCCACCTCCGGCACAGCAAGACCCAAAGTTATCTTCTTGGATGTCAAAAAATGAATGGTTTGGATCTGACGAGGAGATGACTTCACTCGCATATGGAGTGCATTCTAGTCTTGTTAAGTCAGGTATTGATCCTAAGAGTGATGCATATTACAATAAGATTGATCAGAGAATACGTCAGGTGTTTCCTGACAGGTTTGGGAACGAAGAGGCTAGAGAGGAGCCCGTTGCGAATTCCCCGACCCCAACCGTGGTCGCCCCTGCTGGGCGCAATTCAAACAAGCCACGCAAAGTGCAACTAACCTCCACTCAGGTCGCCCTCGCGAAGCGCCTTGGGTTGTCACCAGAACAGTACGCCAAACAGCTCCTGAAGGAGATTAGGTAATGACTGAGTCGCGCAGCAAAAAAGAAAACTCCCCTCGCACGCGCGAGGTGGAGGATCGAGACACTCAGATGCGAGAAACGCCGTGGAAACCTGCGGCACTTACACCGTCACCCAATCCTCGCGAGGGTTTGGACTTTCGTTATGTAAGAGCATCCATGCGTGGTGAGGCAGATAACATCAATGTTTCGCAAGCTTTGCGAGAAGGATGGGAACCTGTTCTTGCCACTGATTATCCTGAGCTGATGATTATTTCAGATCGAGGTAGTCAGTATCCTGACAATGTTTTGATTGGTGGACTACTTCTCTGCTCCCGACCCAGTGAGATCGGAAAGCAAGTCGAGCAGCACGCCATGAAGGAGGTTGCAGAACAAATGGAAGCAGTTGATCGCAATTACTTCAGAGAGCAAGATTCGCGTATGCCCATGCTCCAACCGGAGCGTCGGTCGCGAATCACGTTTGGCGATGACTGATAATGGATGTTCCATTGTCGGCTATCGCTAGATTTATTTAGGAGATAGCCAAATGGCTGGTTATGGAATGCGACCGACTGTGTATGCAAGCGGTGGCTATAATTCCGGTGGCTTTACGGAGTATCCTATCGCTGATGGCGAGACGGATAACATCTTTATGGGCCACTTCATGCTTCAGGAAGCTACTGGTTATGTAACGGTTCTTGCCGCTACGCCGACTGGTGCTACTGCTATTCTATCGACGGTCGGTGTAGCAGTTGGGTTCCGATACAAGGACGCCAATGGCGACCCTGTGTGGAGCCAAAATTATGTTGGTCATGCTGACAATACGGAAGCTTTTGCGTTTATCGCAGATGACCCAACTCAGCAGTTTTTGATTCAGCAAGATAGTGTTGGTGGAACTCTTGATCAGGCGGCAGTTGGTCTTAATGCTCCGGTTGTTCAGGGAACAGGAAGTACTTCGACAGGTTTGTCTGGAATGGTTCTAGATTCAAGCCTTGCTAATACCACAGCAACCTTTGCTCTTCGCATTATCGGAATCCCTAAAGACGGGAAAAACGAAAATGCTTCGGGCACTGAGACGAACAATCTTCTCGTCCAGATTAATCCGGCAGTCCATCAGCGACTTCTCGGTCTTGGACTCTAAGGAAAGGAGCTAAATAATCATGGCGATTTCACGCGCACAAATGATGAAGGAACTCCTTCCTGGTCTGAACGCTTTGTTCGGGTTGGAGTACCAGCAATACGAGGACGAGGCTGGCGAGGTTTACGAGACGGAATCTTCGGATCGAGCATTCGAGGAAGAAGTCAAGCTCGCTGGTTTTGGTGCTGCACCTGTGAAGTCCGAGGGTTCGTCGATTTCTTACGACACGGCCCAGGAGAACTTCACGGCTCGGTACACACACGAAACGGTGGCAATGGGATTTGCGATCACTGAAGAGGCTGTTGAAGACAACCTCTATGACTCAGTGTCGGCCCGTTACACCAAGGCACTTGCTCGTGCGATGGCGCACACCAAGCAAGTTAAGGGTGCCTTCCCGCTGAACAATGCTTACACCGCTGCCAACTTTGCTGCTGGCGATGGTGCACAGCTTTGTACGGCTACGGGGCATACGACCATTGATGGGACGGTAATTCCCAATGCACTGACTACTGCTTCGGATCTCAATGAGACTTCGTTGGAGCAGGCAGTGATTGATATTGCTGCGTTCACCGATGCTCGTGGTCTGCTGATTGCGGCTCGCCCGCGAAAGCTGATCGTGGCTCCCTACAACCAGTTCGTTGCTACCCGCATTCTCGATACGGAACTCCGACCGGGAACGGCTGACAACGACATCAATGCTATGCGAACGAATGGCACGATTCCTGAGGGATACCGTGTCAATCACTTCCTCACGACGACCAACAAAAAGCGTTGGTTTGTCATGACGGATGTCCCGAATGGCATGAAGCACTTCACCCGCACCGCTCTTCAGACCGGTATGGATGGTGACTTCGATACCGGTAATGTTCGGTACAAGGCACGGGAGCGATATAGCTTCGGCGTCTCGGACTACCTTGGTATCTTCGGTAGTGGCAACATTACCTGATACCTTCAGATTTGGGCGGGGCTTCGGCCCCGCCCTTTTCTTTGGAGATCTAAATCTTCATGGCTAAGAAGCCCAAAAGCAAAGTGAACGAGGCTGGTAACTACACCAAGCCGAAGATGCGTGAACAGCTTTTCAAGAAGATCAAGTCAGGAAGTAAGGGTGGGAAGTCCGGTCACTGGAGTGCCCGCAAAGCTCAGATGTTGGCTAAGGAATACAAAGCCAAGGGCGGGGGCTACCGAAACTAATGGCACTCAAGAAGCCCCAGAAGTCTCTCAAAAAATGGAGCGATCAGAAGTGGCGAACAGCTTCAGGAAAACCCAGCATTCAAGGTAAAGACGCAACGAACGAGCGTTACCTTCCTGAAAAAGCCATAGAAGAATTAAAAAAGACTCCAAAAGGCAGAAAGCAACTAGCTGCTACTAATGCTAAAAAGCGCAAAGACACTAAAGCTAGAAAAAGAGTTTCAAAGCAGCCTCCAGAAGTTGCTAAAAAAACCGCAAAGCACCGCAAGGGTTAGACATGGCTATTACTTATCGTGGTGAAAAATTTTCTGGATATAACAAGCCTAAGAGAACTCCGGGCAAGTCTAAGAAGTTTGCAGTTTTAGCCAAAGAGGGAACTGGGAAAAACGCAAAGGTAAAGCTTGTTCGCTTTGGCGATCCCAAGATGACGATCAAGAAAAGTATCCCCGCTCGAAGGAAATCTTTTCGGGCTCGCCATAAGTGCGATGAAAAGAAGAGTAAGTTAAGTGCTGGCTACTGGTCATGCAAAAAATGGTAAAGTGACAATGGCTGCTAAGAAGAAAGCTTTGACAAAGAATCAGGAAGAAACTCTTAAGAAGCATTCCGTTCATCACACGTCAAAGCATATGTCTGAGATGCGGAAGTCGATGAAATCAGGAAAGACATTTACGCAGGCTCATAAGTCTGCGATGAAAAAAGTAGGAAAGTAAAAGATTGCATTCTGCTTTCTTTAACCAAAGCCTGACCGACTTAAACGACAGCACGCTGACTGTCAGGCGAATTGCGTGCAATGAGGTGATTCAAAATGGGTACGACAACTTTTAGTGGGCCGATCAAGGCTGGATCGATCAAGGATACGACGGGTACGACTGTTGGTAACAATGTTGCCAATATTGGTTCTGTTGTCATGGCGCAGAGTGCTGCGATCACTGAGGCTGCGTCCTCTGCCGATGTGGGTATTGTTATCCCAGCGAACAGCCAGATTGTAGAGATTCATGTCCTTGTCCAGACCGCTTGGGATGGTGGCACAAATACTCTTGATGTCGGAGATCGTTCTGACACAGATCTTTTCGTAGATGCCTTGCCCTGCACTGCCGTTGGGAACCACAGGGTTACCGCTGCGACTACGGGAACGGAAGCCAACTGGCGTGATGTAGGCACTTCCGATGTGGGCTTTTCCGTTGACTCGGTTGCTAATGGCAATGGAGCGGGCGTGCTTACCGTCTCTTACATCCAGAACAACAACCTAAGCTAATCCTTGAACGACCCCCGATGGTACAGGGATCTCACTCCCCAAGGACAAGAGGTCGTAGATCAGACAGCACATCTGGTCTGCGGCCTAGTCTTATCTGCTATCGGAGGAGCCTACCTATCTATGGTGGCGCTCTATGTTCGAGAGTTCTGGTTGCAGTGGCCTGTTGAGAGAGTGGCAGACACTAGGAAAGACATGGCCTTCTGGACTGCTGGTACTGGAGTCTGGGAGATAGTGAGGGCATTGAGTTGAGTATTTACCCCGCAGGTGTAAAGCAAGCAAGAATAGAAAAGCTTAGTGCTGACGATGGGAAGACCACCCTTATCAATAATCCTTGCGTTATTAAAAGCTTATCCTTCGCTCCCTATGACGATGATAATGAACAACTTGTAAGTGTTTCTCTCCTTCTTTACGTCTATGACGGCAACAGTGTAATAATGTATTTTCCTTTTGTCGGTCCTCAATACTTGTCCACTAATCTCCCTATTCTCATGCCAGCGGATGGTCTCAGAATAAATTCTTCTCTTTCGTTTCAAGCGGTTCGTTTGATTGGGTCTATTCCTGAATCGAGTCTTCATTTCGCCAACATAAGGGTTGCTTATCAGCAGTAATTATTATGAAATCAGCCGACGTACAAAGCGTATTCTATAACGCTCACGACAATGAGACTACGAAGCATAAGCTAATAGATATTGGTGCATCTGGGTCATGCAGAATTTTCTCTGTGGTTTGGTGCCCTTACCAAATTGACCCACTGGATGAACCCGTTGTGGAACTCTGGGAGGGTGACCCGGATAGCGGAGGAACTAAACTGTATGTAGATGGTTGCTATGTATCGGCCTCAACCGACTCAGGGTCTAATGAAATTAGCCAGCCCTTTTTGAGCTTTGAACCCTTCCCATCTCATTATTACTTGTTCAATGACGACGTTTGGGTCAAGGGCGGTGCGAGTGGTTACGGGATCAATAACGTGACAGTTACTTACCAGTTGGGAGGTTGATTATGTCTCTAGGGTACTGTCAGGTTTCTACCGTTGGCTTGAATCCATCAGCCAATGATCGCCAGTTAGTCAATTCGAGCTTACCTTCTCGTATTAAGCTGGTTGGATTTACCGTAGGTCGCAGTCTAGTTTCGTATACTAGTACTGCGAATATTGTACATAGATTCAAACTCTTCGATGGCCCTTCTGTTTCTGACCCATTTTGGACTATCCCCTTCTTTGCTCCGTCGGTTGCTACCCTTGCTTTCTCGCCTTCACTTTTCACAATTACTGATGACTCGTATTTAGATGTTGAAAATGGATTAAGTTACGAGGTGACAACTGCTGATCTTTCTTCGGTGTCGTATCCCCTTATGGTCAATGTGTTTTACATAGGTTAACCAATGCGTATTTACTATAAAAGTAAAAGCAAATCCATATTTCATGAAACTGCATCATCAGGTGGCGCAAAAGATGAACCTACGACTCTCGCTGTTTCAGGGACGCGAGTTTGTCTTAGGAGCTTTGACCTAGCGAGTGGAGCCGCAGAACATACTAATACGTCAATAAAACAGTCTACTCCGGCTTATGTTTACTTTGAAAAAATGGATGCCTCAAACACTGAAATTTTACAAATGCCCATTACTTGCGGTGGTAACGGTGCGGTTTTTGATTTGGGTGGAGGCGCGCTAGTCCCTTCTGGCCTTATAACAATACCGGGACCGGGAATACTGTCTGATGATGGTATGAGAGTGAGGGTTACTATTCCGGCGAATGGTGGAAACGGCCCTATATTCGCTTTAGTTAACGTGGTGTATTCGGTATGACAGAAGACTATTTAAACATTTGGTCAAGCGTAGATCCGTATAGTGCTGGCAGCGCATCCGGTACTAAAATTATAAATGGAAGAGTCAGGGTTCATGCCTTCTGGGTAGTTAATGGTGGATCTAACACAGCTACAGCTAACGGTCACACGCTCTCCAGACCTATGTCTTTAAGGGTTGGATCTGGCGGTACGAAACTTTACGAAGTCGCATTTCCTAACCCTAGTCGGTTAGCGCAGAGTTCATCGAAACACTTTTGCCCTTATCAGCACAATTTTGGTGGGAACGGGATTCTCTTCACAGATGGAGTCTGGTTCTCCGTAGACGCTAACGATCAAACTGGCTCATCAACGGCGAGTCCAGCTTCTTTCGTTGCTGTCTTGTACTCTGGTGGAGCAAACGCATAATGCACACCGTAACCCCGACTACCTTCTGGGCTTCTATTGGTTTTATAGCTACAGCGATAGGAGGCTTGTTCTCAATGCAGACGGGTCACGCAAGCGATAACGGTCATGACAGCCTTGCTGGCAGAGAAGATTTATCCCGCGCTGAGTTGAAGCTTGAGCGCGTAGCGACAGAAGTGAATCACCATACTCGCCTCCTTGATGACATGAGAACAGAGATCAAGGAGATCTCAAGACGACAGGCAGATTCAAGCGAAGAGATCTTGGAGGCCATCCGTGGCAACTAGCGGAACTTTTGCATTCAACCCGGATATCGGGGAACTAGTCGAGGAAGCATACGAGCGTGCCGGTCTTGAAATGCGTACTGGGTACGACCTTCGCACTGCTCGCCGAAGTCTGAACTTCTTGATGCTGGAATGGCAGAACAGAGGGATCAACCTTTGGACTGTTGAGCTTTACTCAACCCCGATTGATTTAGTCAAGGGAACTTCGACTTACGATATTAATATCGATACGATGGCGTTGCTCGACGTGATGCTTCGGACTGATGACACAAACGCAAACAAGCAAACGGACTTTCACTTGAGTCGCATCTCCCAGCCTTCATACTCAAATATCCCTAACAAACTCAGTGAGGGTCAGCCTCTCCAGTATCTTTACAATCGAGTCGGCATTCAGGATTACAACCCGACTACGGGCGCAGACCAGAAGTCAACAATCACGCTGTGGCCTACCCCTGACAAGACTTCTACTTACAAGATTTATTATTACCGGATTCGTCGTATCGCGGATACTGGGAATGATGCATCTAATACAATGGACGTACCGGATCGGTTTTTGCCATGCCTTGTTTCTGGGCTTGCCTATCACCTCGCGACAAAGAAACCAGAGGCTGCTTCACGGGTGCAACTCCTGAAGGCTCAGTATGAAGAGTTATTTAAGGAGGCTGCTGATGAGGATCGAGTCAAGGTTTCCGCGCGATTCGTACCGGACATGCTTAATTACTGATGGGTAAACCTTTTGCTTCAGGGAAGCACGCATTTGGATTCTGCGATATTTGCGGATTCAGGTACCCGTTGCGTGAACTCAAGACTGAAGTGATTAATCTTGAGCAGACAGATACCAGAGCATGCCCTGAGTGTTGGAGCCCAGATAACCCACAGACTCAGTTGGGGCGTCATCACTTCGATGACCCGCAAGCTTTGCGTAACCCCCGTCCTGTTGGGGGCACGTCAGGCAGGGATCTACCGGCTGCGTATCGGTGTGATTTTTCGACGGGCACAGCTCAAACTAGCCCAACCCGTATTGATGGATGGTGGGCAGTCAACGGAACCTTAACTTGGAATCAATCCAGAGAAGCGTTGAACATTGTTGCGCTAACAGATTCTGGCTCCAACCCCGGAGATCCATATATTTACAGAGGGTACAATGGCGAGAGTAAAACCCCTGACTACCTCAGCATAGACACTTCCGTATACAAATATGTAGTGACTCAGTTCACTGTAAACAATTACCCGTTGAAAGAAGTCGGTGATCGCAACCCACCTGACGGGTTCCAAGGCCAATTTTACTGGAGTACCAGCACGGACCCTTCGGACTCTGGCATATCAGAGTCAAAGTCAGAGCGTTGCCGCAGGGCTCCTTATTTCAATCTCACTCAACCATCGGACGGATTCGCTCAGGACGACCGGGACATGGCGAGTACATTCAAGATTGTATTCGACATGACTGACGATCCAGAATGGACTGGCACGGTTACGACAATAAGACTTGATTACTTCGATGCCAGACCGGGAGACTTAGGTGCTGGAGATATCGACGTTGACTACATAGAAGTAGTTGCATTTCACAACCCAGACCTATAGGAGATAAACATGCCGAAAGTAGGAAAGAAGCATTTTGCATATACGCCTGAGGGCCTCAAGGAAGCTGAGGCTCACGCTGAAAAGACTGGTCAGCAAGTCGAGAACATGCAGCGGTATCAGGTTGGTGGACTCGTTAGTAAGTCTGGCGGGCGACCGGAGCGGATGAAGACCCGAGGGACGGGTGCTGCTACTCGCGGAACTCACCACTACACGGTTGGCGGCAGCAATAAGTAATGGCGCTTAAAACGTACTCAGAGATGAGCACTGCCATCCAGCAGTACTGTCAGAACTTAGAGGCAAGCTTCGTCTCTAATATCCCGAACTTTATCATCTCGGCAGAGGATAAGATCTTTTCCGCTGTGGATCTTCCTTCTAAATGGAAGAGTCAAGACTCTTTGATGACGGTTCAGGATCAGGCTGAGTATCAAGTTCAAGATGGCGTGATTGATGTCTTGTCTATTCGCATCACTGAGAATGTAGTCGCCGCCCAGTCCGCACCGGGAGTTGAGTTTGGCCCTGTAAGGTATCTCTTACAGAAAGACTACGACTTCATGCTAGAGGCATACCCCGGCAGCAACACTGCAATCACCTCTGGTGTTCCTAAGTACTACGCTATCTCGGATGCCAAAGTTAGTTCTTCTGAGCCAACCGAGCCAACCCTGGACATTAGGCTGGGTCCGATCCCAGGTGCTGCAAATCATCAGATGACGATTACTTATTACGGTAAGACTGCCTCTGACTCTCTGGTCACCACGACTGCGGGAACGTGGCTTTCGGTGATGTTCCCCGATGTACTTCTGTACGGGGCTCTGGTTCAGGCCTACACCTACATGAAGGGTTCGGCTGATATGATCCAGTGGTACGAGAAGCAGTTCATGGATGGTGTGATGCTGCTTAAAAACTTGTCTGAGAACAGACTTAATCAAGACGACTACCGACCGAGGCCC